GTTAGATTAGTTAATAAGTCAAAACTAGATATTATACACAGTTCTGACAAGGTTTGAGACTATGGATCAAGAATTACAAAATGCTCTATTTGAAAAATATCCTCAACTATTTTCCAATAGGGGTAAGTCTCGTATGGAATCATGTATGTATTGGGGTATAGAATGTAACAATGGTTGGTATGAATTATTATCCTCTATTTGTTGGAGAATATTTCAACATGAGCAGAATATCTATGAAAGAATTGCGACAAGAAATAAATTCGGCACACAAAATGACCAATCTGATCTAGACTATGTTCCTGTTAAATTTGATCAAATAAAAGAAAAGTTTGGTGGACTTAGAATATACTTTAGTGGCGGCGATGATTATATTGAAGGTGTTGTAGACATGGCAGAAGAGTATAGTTATAAAGTGTGTGAGGTTTGTGGTAATAGTGGTAAACCAAATAAAGGTGGATGGATAACTACACTATGTAATAATTGTAGAAATAAAGATAAAGAGTGGATTCCTCCAGAATTCCCCGGCTAAAAAGAAAGAAATATACCATGAAAATTAAACATTTTCCAATAACTGATACTGATAAAGTTTGTAAACTCTATTCTGAAAAGGATGGAGTAGCAATTAAGCACGTTTGTACTACAGAATTTCACGATGCTATTGCTGATGTATTTTACAGAGAAACTCCACATCCAGAATTTGGTAATAAATATTTTGCAATATTGTTTCGTAACAATAAACCATATATAGCCAATGCTGATGTAGTAGAAGATTTAACTTTTGGCATGGTAGAAAATGATGAGGGAAATCTAGAATATAGCGTTCATCGTCATGATTATAAGAGTTTTAATAATGGCAATATGATTGATGGTGGGCGTGATTATATTCGTTCTAGTGGTAAAGTCAAAGTATTTGTTATTCGTGATGGAGTTATGAAACATTTTGGAGCAAATGATGAAGACCATATTTGAATTCGATCTTCCAGAAGATCAAAGAGAATACGAGATAATGAGCAAGTCATTAAAGACCCAATCATTTTTATGGGAGTTTAGTCAACAATTACGAGCATGGTATAAATACCATCATGATTTTAAAGATGCTAATGATGCATTAAATAAGATTAGAGAAGAATTTTATAGGTTACTTAATGCTCACGAAGTCAATATTGATTTATGATTAACAAACAATATTATGAACTTAAAAGTATAGTAGAAAAACTTTGTTTAGAGGCTATACAAGATCAAAAAGATAGAGAATCAACTGTTGGTTATGGTCTTGATGACTATAATGAAGGTAGGATAGTTGGCGGTGCCGCGTTGGCACGAAAAATACTCAGAGAAATTAGAAGTTCTTCTTAAAAGAAAGGTTTATTATATGAAGAGTTGTGGTTATTTTGTGGTTGCTGCGTTTGCTAGTTTTGTTTTTAGTGTAACTTTATGGTTTCTTGGAGATGGCAACGTTAATAGGGATCAGGCTGTTTTCGTTGGACTTTGGGTGCCTAGTATTCTTAGTTTAGGAAATCTTGTCAAATGAGTAACTTTACTATATTTATAGTTGGTCTAGTTGTAACTCTCATTACTGGAATGGGGGTTATCACTAGTCAAGTTTTTATTGGTTATAGCAAGTTTAAACTTCCACAACTAAAAAAATATGATCAGTTAATTGAAATCCAAAATTAAAACAAGGAGATTAATATGTACACAATGATAACAGTAGCGTTTATAGTATTTTCTGTTGGATTGTTTGTTTATACACTGTATGAATGATGCTATTATAATTAGCGACATTCACTTAGGTAGTGATGTTTGCGAAAGTAAAAAACTATCTAATTTTTTAGAGTCAATAGATTCTAAAACAAATAGATTGATTATTAATGGCGATCTATTTGATAATTTAGATTTTCGCAGACTAAAAAAGAACCATTGGAACATACTATCTTTGCTTAGAACATTAAGTAAAGATACTGAAATAATTTGGATAAGAGGAAACCATGACGGTGATGCTGAGATTATTTCTCACTTAATAGGAGTAGATTTTAAAGACGAATACTCTTTTGTGAGTGGAAATAAAATAGTATTATGTTTACATGGTGATAAATTTGATGATTTCATATATAAATATCCTAAAACCACAAAGGTAGCAGACTATTTATATAGAACAATTCAGAGATTTGATAAAAGATTCCTACCAAAATTTATTAAGAACCGATCCAAGATTTATTTGAGATGCACAGAAAATATGATTAATAGTTCTCGCAAATATGCCGTATCAAAAAGTGTTGATGTTGTGTGTTTAGGACATACTCATCATCCAATGATTGACAAGAGCCATTCTGTGTGGTATGCTAATAGCGGATGCTGGACAGAAAAAGATTGTTCTTATTTATCTTTAAAAGATGGTCAAGTGGAATTAGAGTTTATATGAAATATTTAGTAACTGGTGGGGCTGGATTTATAGGAAGTCATATAGTTGACCAATTAATACAGAATGGTCACGAAGTTATTGTACTAGATAACCTATCAACTGGATCATTAGAAAATATCAATACATCTTGTTCTTTTATTAATATTGATCTATCATTAACTCCAATAAAAGATTTATCACAACACTTTAAAGAAGTCAGTGCTGTATTTCACTGTGCCGCTTTACCAAATGTTCAATTTTCGATAGACTATCCGTATGAATCAAATAACAGTAATGTTGATACCACTATTAAAATTTTAGAGTGTATGAGACAAAATAATGTCTCTAAAATTATTTATAGTAGTTCATCATCAGTATATGGAAACTGTGAACATTTTCCAACCAACGAAAAAGAAAACATTAAACCAATAAGTCCATATGCTCTACAAAAATACATAGGCGAAGAGTACATTTATCTGTATAATAAACTATACGATATAAATTATGTCATACTAAGATATTTTAATGTTTATGGTGAAAGAATGACCTCTACTGGCTCTTATGTTAGCGTATTGAGTCATTTTTATAGATCATTAAAGAACAATCGACCACTAAATATTTGTAATGATGGTAATCAAGAAAGAGATTTTGTTTATGTGAAAGATGTTGCTAATGCTAATATATTATCTCTTAATGATTGTGCCAATAATACTATTCTAAATATTGGTAATGGAAAAAGTTATAGTATAAATACTATTGCTAATTGGCTTAATGCTGAAAAACAATATAATGAAACTAGAATAGAACCTAAAATAACATTAGCAGATATTTCATTAGCAAAAGTTAAATTAAACTGGCAACCAAAACAAGATCTAAAAGAATGGGTATTATCATTTTATGGTTTGTCCTAATTGTGTTAGTCCATATAAATGTAATGGCCCTCATATTTTTACTTTGAGCGACAAAGTTTACAAATGTGAATACGGATATTTTATTTTAAAAGACGAATGGGTTTTTGTGCCAATAGAAACTGAGTTCTCTTCCGATACTTTATTTACTATTACTGATACTTTAAGGAATCTAAATGAGTCTCACGCAAGAAGATATACAAGATATTAAGTCTGTGTTAAACGAACAATTTGACTATATTAATAGACTAATGCCGTTGGTATATGCTGCAAACAAAGACCCCAAAGATTTTCAAACAATATACGAATCCATAGTAGATTGTAATAAAATTATGATGGAGATAATTAGTGGGCCTACTGGTGGAATTGAAAAATTAGTGGAAAGAAACGTATGAATTCAAACGAACTAGATATTATCAAAGAAAGATACGAGAGTGCTAAAAAACTAGCAGAAGAATTGTGGCTGGACGGGGATCACGAAGGAACCCCGAATGATTTTTATTATTTTCAGTGTGGGTTTGTAGCAGGAATGAATTATAAATTGTATAAGGATTTTTCTGATGAAAACTAAGAAAAATAAGTTTAATTGCGATCTTAATGGTGGTATCATAGTTGTGTCGGCATTAAGATATGCTCTTGGGCGTCATAGTTATGTGCCGGGAGCAGTTCAAGACTGGATTAGTCTACACTGGGATAATCTTGATAGTAATACTAAGATTGTTATTTTGAGAGATGTTTTTGAACACCTATATGATGATAGCAGACCTTCAGCATATAGAACCAGTATGACTGATTATGATTTATCAACATGGAAAAAGTTTGGTATTGAACATTATTGGAAATTAGATTATAATGAACGAAAAAGCGTTGATATGAATTTTAGTGGGGATAAGAGTGTTTGGCTGGTTGAACAATTATATGGAACACAATCAGCATGACAACGCAAAATGCCCCAAATTGGAAAAAGGGTGATATAATTTGTCTATTAAATATCTATGATAGAGTAGAATCAGTTTTTGAAGCAGAACACGATCCTTATTATGAGAAAATACAATGAAAAAGAAAAGTAAAAAGCCTAGTAAAAAGAAAACAGATAACGTACATGAATCATTGGCCGTACTTAAACAAATGATTCTTAATCTTGAACAACAAATAAAAGAATTAAATACCAAAGTAGATCAACTAAGATATTTTCAACCATATATTCCGAAAGATAACAATCCTCCTTCGGTAACATGGCCTAATAATCCACAATCTCCTTTGTCTCCAACATTACCTCCACCTAATCATCCACAACCGTATGTTGTGTGGCGCAATAGTCAACCACAACCTGCTATGACTATCAAAGAATCAGCACTAAAAGAGTGCAAAAATCAATTTTATAATCATAATAGTGATATTGGTTGGGACGCTATTGATAAAGGATTACAATGAAAAAGAAAACTACAAAAAAGAAAAACAAACCAAAAGTTGATCCTATTCTATCTAGACTAGATAGGTTAGATGAATCAATTTTACAATTAATTGATGCAGTCGAGCAATTAAAATTTAGACTACCTTATGTTCCTCTTAATAAAGAGAAAAATTGTCCTTATCCAGTAGACCCTGTTGTGTGGTGGTAAATGAATATTTGTGATGAACTTAAAAAAGTTCAAGAGATCACTGATCCCAAAATTATAGCAGAAACAATTTGGATGGCGGATAGACCTCGTACTTGGAATGAATGGTTTAGTTGGACATTCTTTAGAAGATTTAAACATTTGATCAAATGAATAAACTCACCATCGCTATAGATTATGACGATACATAT